ATCGGCGATTTCAATATGTATATTTGCGCTTACTTCTTCGCCTTCAGAAAGAGCGATTAGGCGGAACAATCTTTCTTGTTGACCACCTTGTTTTCTGTTTATAAACCAACCAGATCTAGCAGCACGTGCAGGAGCCAAGTGGTAACTAAAGTTATTACTGGCACCCGTGCCTTTTTGTAGTGGTACGATAAATGCGTACTGGTCGCCTTGCGCAGAACCAGAGGCAACATTATCATTAAATGCTTGTTCGAAAGTCTCACCTAAAAAGTAACTCTCGTTAGATGTTCCAAAGTTTGTTGATGCCTCAAGCTTCTGTGGGTTTGTATTAAATTGGTTACGGATGTAATCAGCGTTTGCAGGGTCAAAAGAAAAGGTTTTATCTTCAAAGCCGCTTGAGCTTGAGATACGTATTTTAAATTGTCCGGGCCCAACCGACTGGTATAAACCAGCAACACCGGCACTTCCTGCTGCTCCGGCAGCATCATTTGCCAAGTTACCAGACAAGCATATAGCAGATCCAGAAGCATAAAATATAGCACACAAAGAACCAGTTGGCCCTGTGGTCGCTAAAGATCCAGACGCTACTATGAACAATCCATAAGCAGTCGAGCTTTCATATACTTCATTTGTATTAGCATCGCCAACTAAGTACCACCCTGCTTGTCCAGTGTTAGCAGTTCTATTTGGGTCTTCTTGCCCTAAAAGACGAACAAATGTAAGCGGTGTGGTATTAGACGCAAGATGCGCCTGTGCAGCGAATACTGCATAAGTAGGTCCGACGGTGTTACCATCTCTCCAAACATCACTGTTTGATGAACCTTTTCCCGTAACGGGCTTTCCAAATACGTCATAAAAGTTTTGCAGGCTCGAAACTCTAATAGGCTTTCCAGCCGGGCCTCGCAGGCTTCGTCCAATAATTAGCGGACCTTCTTCCGTAACCTGTGCGGGTAAAACCGATTCGTCAATTTCATTGAGAACGATACCCGGAGATACAAAATCAAATTTTCTAGGCATTTAAACACTCCTTAAATAAATCTTATCACAATAAATAGTAGTTCTAACGCTTAAAAGCACTACTCTTTATAATCATTGTCCTTGGTCTTCCATGGGATTTTATCTCCAACCATGACTCTTTCACCAGTAAACCGAACTTTTACCCTGTTTTCTCTCCTAGAAAAATTTGGCCTGTCTCTATTATAGCCTTCGCCCATCAGATATCCTTGAACTTTTATGTCAATTTTAGTCTCAAACATTCTCTCTTCTTCGCCGATATTGGTTGTGTTGTTATTCATGGAGTAATCTTGTTGGATAAAACCTTCGTACTTATGACCGTCCTGTCTGAAGACAAAAGAGTTTATTTGATCTGTGACAGTTATAAATGGTGCCATAAGGTCATTCATTTGTTGCTGGTATTCGGTTCTAAGTGTCACAGAATAGGTAATTGCAACGTATACCGGCAACGGTATTTCAAAAGTGTCATATACAATCTCTCCGTTCTCAGGATTTTTACCTGATTGCTGGTTGCCTTTGGTGATTTTATTTTGTATTGTACTTTGAAAATTGCTAGTTTTTTCTTGATTTATTTTCTTAGCAGCACCAATAGCACCCCCTCGGTAATCGTTTGTCTGTACAAGGTTTGCTTGCAAGGCACCTTTAAATGCAGGATCTTTAGTGACAGTTGTTCTGTTGACAGTAACCAAAGGCAAAATTAACTTACCAACTTTATCTCTTATCCTCTGATCGTTCTTAACTTGAAACACTCTTTCGGAACCAAGCCACAATACTGGTACTTTATATATGCCTTTGTTTGTCTTAGTATGTAAATTCAATACGTCGTTGACCCACTCATAGATACCTGTGTCGATAGTCTCTAAGGTTGATGGTTGATATGTTATTTCTTTTGTATCACTCGGCATTGAAAACCCCATCTCGTGCTCTTATACAAGTAGCTTGAATTTCGAATTGAACATCAGCTTGTCCAAAAAGATGTTTTGGCTCATTCAATGTAACTATCTCATAGAATATTTTTCCATATTTAACAAAGTCACCCTCTCTGACAAAAAGGTTTTGGTCTTCTGTGAGTCTTCTTTTGTGAAAGTTTACCTTTAAGCCAGTCTTTTTATCGAGAGCCATGTTCTCTAGCATTGCCGTTTCGACACCTTGATACTCAACTCTGGCAAATACCCTAACTGGTGGTAAAAATGTTTTTTCAATTGCTTCACCATACAAAGGGTGAAAGTTTGTATGATCAATATCGATAGGAAAATATAAAATCTGTTGCCCAACAACCCGTTCAATAATTTCGTCATTAACTTGCTTGACAAGATCTTTTTCTTTTTCACCAAAAAACATAGGTGGTGGGGGAGAATCAGACTTTTTAAACTTACTATCGGACATTATTTTCTAAACCTCACCTTGATCTTGTTTTTCTTTTTCATTTCTTTGATCTGCTGCTGTCTTTGTTTTTCTATTTCTCTTTCTTTGGTTTTTCGATATTTCTCTTTCATTTGCTTCATTCTTACCACTGCTTTTTCATTTATGGCCGCTACCACTTCGGTATAATCATCGTCCTTGATGCTTAGAAGCTTTTCTAACTCTCGTTCGGAAGCATCTGAGTCAATGCTAAATGATATTGTAACTGGTACACCTTCGTCTTCTTTCAAGTCCTCTGCACTAAGCTCACTTTCAAAAGCAACGTTTACTTGTAATGGCCTGTAGTAGTCCTGTATTTCAAATTTTAAGACTCTCATAGCCAAGTCGGGAAGAGTTGGGTTGAACTGTAATTCTTCTTCCATATTTTCATACCCTGCTTCTTGCATAAATTCACTATATGGATACATATCTATAAGGCCATCGGATACAATATTAAGCGCAAAGGGTACCTCTCCAAAGAACTGGTCTTCGTCATAGTCTTTAATTTCACTCTCCCACATTACATCTCGATTTCCTTCTACATACATATGAAACTCGTCGATTGCATAAGTAGTGCTAACAGAATAGTTATTTTTCTCTAAGAACTTTTCAACATAAGCAGGTATCGAGTCTTCAACAAAACGAGATGGAGAGAACTTTTGAACTAAGTTTGGAGCAGGGTGAGGTTGGTAATAAGCTGTATCGAGCATATCCTCTATCTCATCAATGTCTAGACTTCCTTCCATTCCCACAAGTTTATGAGCAGATTGTGGTAGATCCCATTCTAGATAAATCTCATAGTTATATCCGGGAAATCTATCCTGCTGTTGACAGCCCATATTGTTTGGGCGTGGTATGTCGTATATCTCAGCGAGTTCATAAAAAGCATCTTCAATATGAAAGTCCAACTCCCCATCAGTCAGGCCCGGTTTTTTATTTATATTTACATAGCAAAACATTCTCATTCTCATAGTAATATCATAAAAGCCAGCACCTCGCTCCTCTAAAAAGAAGTCAGGAAATATTTTTAGAGGGAGGGTTATGTCGGTCATATTATATTCTTCTTCAATCTCGTCCAGCCTTAGTCTTAGAGCATCGTGTGGATCTCCAAATGAATCTTTGAGTGCTTGCTGAATATCATCGTCATGATTTACATAACCGGTTCCTGTTATATTCTTCTCAGAAAATCCATTAACAAAGGCGAGTATACTCATATCTGCTTCGTATCCTGTATCTTCATAGGTTCCACCATACTTTGTAAATTTCTCATAATCCAAATTGTCGCCTTCAAGCTCTAGAAGCTTGTCAACTTGTTCTTTTTGTGATGGAGATATCACTGAGTATATATGCTCTACAAAACCGGGCACTTTCTGACCGTACACTTTGGTCTGTGGAACTGCGAAATTTAGCATGGTTTTTTCGTTCATATAAGATATGTTTTTAACTCTCATTCTAGAGACTGGCTTGATACCTTTAACGCCTCTAGCGGTATCAGCAAACAACTCTTTGTCTTCAAGTTTATCTATTTCTTGTTGTGTTGGTTTGATACCCGCTCTTTTAAATTCGCTATCTAATACCAAATAAGCAATCATACCATTAGCATGAGCCTCTGCTAAGGCACAGATATTATATTCATCATACTTTTCCATCTGTCCCTTGTAGTCAGAAGAGGGCGGCGCATGACAAGATGTTATCTTTTCGTGGTCTGACATGCGAAACACATCAATCGGATGCCTAGAAAGAATCATATAATACTTCTGTGTCATGTAGCTTTTTATATTATCTCTTAAATCTTCTGTGTTTTCTGCTAGCCACTTTGAATATTCTTGTAATCTATTAAAAGATACTCTTAAATTTCCTCTATTTGTCTTAAATATTTGTGCGACAACAAGGAGGTGACGCACTTCTTCAGGATTTTTTATTACATCTTTAAAATAATAATCCGGATTAATGCTCATATATACAAGTGTATCGCCAAACCATTTTTTATAAGCATCATTCAGTGCCATAATTGTTTTTTTCTTTTTAGTCTTGTTTTCTTCAGCTTGTAAGTTT